ACCAGTACAAAATGTGTGGTGGTGTAAATCATGAACTACTGGAATGCCAATCCTCTTATGAACTTCTTCGTAAAGTTCTTTTGTCGAATACAATGAAACCTTATCATCATTCTCTACTGTCAAACGAGACCGCACAGATTCTGACAACCTTTCAAAGTTCTTACAAAAGTTAGAGATCGCCATCGGCTTATTATTATAATGTGCGCCGACATGGATATTGATTTTGTTATATGGTGTACGAGACAAGCCCATCTCATCTAAAATCTTGCCGTGGATCTCCAAGTCTCTGATCGTATTCAGGACTACATGTTCTTTTGGAGATGTGAGTTTGTTAAATGGACCGGGATGAAATGTAAGTCTGTGATCTTTCAGTGTCGCATAGAATCCTGTACGGACTAAGCTTTTCTTAATCTCTTTCCAATCAGGTAGATCCTCAAACTTGTACTCGGATGCCCACGGAAAGATCTCTGATGACATACGAAAGAACTTAATGCCTTTAGACTCGTTCCACTTTAAGATCTCTTCAAGATCCAAACAGTTCTGTAAAGCAAGTTGAGAAGCGTAGGCAATCCCACGCTCCTTGAAAGTTCGCTTAATCATTGATCTATTTGTTGTAATCCGTTCTCGGATAATCCGGCGTCCCTCTTTGATTGGCTGGGAAAGTTCCATGTTTATACAGGCATAGCCTAGGTTCATCTAGTCCTCTCGTAGTAATTCCAAAACTTTTCATAAAAGTAATGGGCTGGTGTCAGTGTTAACACTAATAGTACTACAATTTGCCCTACATTGTCAAACCAATGTAAGTTCGCGTAAACTGTAATAGAGGCAATGAAGACTGATAACAGCCTCCAATAAACTACTTTTTGAAATAAATTTTTACTTTCATTGTTTGTGGAGCAATTCCACATCTGGATTATATTGTTCTGGATCGAAAGCAGCGTTTTCAGGAATCCATTTTTCTTTATTGGTGGTGTTGTCATATACTAAATAGAACTTATCACTACCCGCTCTCTCGTAAACTTTTAAAATAACTCCAAGTTGTTTGGTGTCAATTTGTTCTCCTGCTTTAATACATCGGCATACCAGCTTTCAAAAGTGCCATTGCGAATAGCATAACCAGCAGAAGTTTTAAAATGTTGTTCAATAGTATAACCGCCCTGCATTCTGTTCCCACTACAAGTGCCAATAGTTACATTGTCTACATTTGTAGCACTCTGCAATAAGGGATTAATGTGGCAAAACTCTACGCCATTAGTCTTTGAATGGTGTTCATTTTTGCAAAACTCTTGAATACTAATTGGCTTATTAGTATAATAGTCACAATGTATACCCTGCTTTTCAATGCCAAAATCTTTTTCAATCAAACATAAAATTTCATCTGGACAATCATACATATTAGCCACTTCTTGTATCAACTTTAGCAAAATCTTCTCTTGCTCACTAAATGATGCTCTCTCTTCTTCTTCAATACCATTAGATAAAAGAGTTGTTTCGTCTTGCATCCAACGATCTTCATTACATGCAGGAGTCGTTCTAAGACTACGATTTTTGTGCGCTCCACCGGGCTTGGCTTTCATGCCACCACGCAGCACAGTTTCTTTTAAAACTTTTTCGGGATTGTTTTGAAAAGCCTTTTCTTCTTTTTGAGTTGCAGCCTTAGCGTTGCCTTTAGAATAAAAAGACCAAGTTGCCAATGTATTAAATTTGTCTTCGATTTTCAAATGAAGGCGTATTTTTTCCTGAAGCTTATCTAATTTTTTTCTTAAAGTTTTTAGTGAACTGGGCTCACGAACCCACTCATTAATAAATTCATCTGAAGGAGCTTCCACTTCTTGCAGGACATTATCATCAAACAGCTTTTGAAACGAAGCTAGGCGCTGAAGACAACCTTGAACATATAAATATTTTTTCACTAAGGGTATTTGTGGTCTAACTGTAATTTCTTCTACTAGTTGACAAATTGCACCTTCAGCGATAAAAGCTTTGTTGGTCGCAAAATAACTTCTTTTTGCTCGATAATAACCTTTAACAACCTCATAAACCTCATAATTTTTCTTTGGCATCTATTGCCCTCCTGATTAGATGGTATAACAATTGTACCCCACTTGGAGTCAATTGTCAACCTTTTATTCTAATGCGGACCATCAGTCAATAGTATTTGTTAGCTCGTCTGCCCACGTAGCACACTCTGTGGTTGTTACTTCAATCCCTTCAATTTCTTCTGTTTCAGTTTCAAACTCAACACATTCCCTAGAGTTCTCTGAGCAGTTCCACATTTGGGTCATGAGAAGAAGCATCAAAAATAACGCTTTCGTGGTGCCACTTTTCTTTGCTTGTAACATTATCATGAACTAAATAGAATTTATTTTGACCAGCCTTCTCGTGAACTTTTAAAATAATTCCAAGATGGTTAGTGCCGATTACATTTATTAAGTCGCCTATGTTTCTTACGGGTCGTTCCATATTATCTCCTTGGGTTGGGGGACTTCACAGTCCCCCGCTAATTATAATTAGCCTACCTCAATGGTACGAACAACTCGTTTCTTTGCCTCTGGTTTTGGAACTGTGATAGTTAGAATACCGTCTTCATGATTAGCAGTGATTTTATTAACATCTACATCGTGTCCCAAGTTCCACGAACGACTGAAAGATGAAACAAAGTTAAACTGATCAGTGCTAGCCTTGTTATCATAACTGACTGAAAGTACAAAGTCATCGACCTTTACAGCTACCTCGTGCTTCTTTACACCGGGAATAGCAAATACAATTTGCCAGTCCTCATCGCGGTTTAGCACTTGACTATTTCTTTTTGCTGCGCTCATATATGGTCTTGCGATAAACTCGTCATTGAATAAGTCGTTAAAAACCGAATCAAATAGTGAGTTCCCCTTGTGTCGTGTTAGTGTTGCCATTAATTAATCCTCCATAAAACGTGAGTCTTTTACTCACCATTTATAATATAATTTTATGGAGGTTTTTGTCAAGGGGTTTTTTTAATATTTTCTAATATTTTTTTAGAAAAGTCATTTAAATCAACAACTTTGGATTCTTCAAAGCCGCCATATTTGCCAGCACCAGTGTCGAAGCCAGAGCGCGAGGCTGCTCTGCGACGAGCACTCTTCTCTAAAGCCTTTCTTGTTTCCTCTTCTACTTCAATCTCTTTGAAGTTTTCTTCGGTTGATTTAGCTAGTCGTTCTGCTTCTTCTTTTGCTGCAAGACCCATTTCAAATCTTTCTTTTACGGTGTTGCCCAAGTAATAACCTGAAACGTCTTCAACCAAGTTAGCCATGTCAGTAAAGACTTCATAGATTTTATCACCAATAACATTTGTATAGCGTGCGGCTGCTTGCTGGAACTTCTCTCTGTCTAAGGTAACAGTGTTTGGACCTCTAGTGCCAGCTTTATTCTTCATATAATTCTGTGTTACAGTAAATTGACCTGCGCCTTTACCACCTTTAAAAGCTGGTAATGGTGCATCTTCTAGCATTTTAAAAAACTTTGTATCGGTTTTGTAAGCACCCGAAGACACATATTCGGTGAAATCTGTGAATGTTTTTCCCTCTGAAGTGGTATGGTTGAAAGATCCCTTCTCTAATAATGGTCCATATAGTTTATAAAAATTGCTTGATTGGTCATAATAATTTGGCTTAATTTTAACTTCTTTGATGCCATTAACTCTATACTTATCGCCGGGTATCAGATACTCGCCCTCTTTTACTGGCGTTCCGTTAGCGTGCTGAAGGTTGTGTGGCTCTTGCAGCACCTCTGGATTGATTTTAAAAACCCTAGTAAGCTCTTCGGGTGCAGCATCAAAAGTCTTTCTTGCCTTAGATCCTGACCTTGGCATCAGTACGACCTCATCGTTAATCACCTTAGCGTTGTATTGTGATGTTGCCAATCTAGTTTTATCTTTAAGGACAGGCGCGGCGTCGATTGTAAACTCAACCTCCCCATAAATTGGTTCTTTAATGTTTTTGCGAGGATTAACTGTGCCAATCCAATCAAACCAAGTCTGTTGAGTAACATCAAATTCATAAAAATCAATTGACATAACCTTTTTAGAATCTTCCCTTTTCAAGCCAATCAAATAAACTTCCTTGGCGTCTGATGCTTTTTTAATACCACTTAGGATATCTGACGCGCTGCCTTGAATAATGGTCGCCCCTTCGCCTAAAAGCTTAAAAGAATACTCAACACCCTTTTTTGACTTACCTTTACCAACATAAAGAACAACGTCAGTAGTGCCTGCTTCGCCACCACCTAACTTTGCTTCGATCTGCTCGCCTTCAAAAATACCAGCAAACATGGCTTCAAACAAGAAGCCTGCAACTGATGCATTAAACTCATAAACAATGGAAGCAAAAATGTCTAAGAACATGAGTGTACCCATGACCTTACCTACGGTGATATCACCTTTAATTTCGCTCTGACTTTCTAAGAAGCGGTTAACATAGTCAATACGAGAAAGCGGGTCATCGCCTTCCAAGTTAGCACCAATCTGTTCAATGATAGCGCGGTCTTCAGTATCAAGCTTGGTGCCCCAATTCTTTTCGTTAATCTTGAACTTGGGTAATTTTAATACGGTTCTTACACCACCCTCACCTTTTGATTCAGTCTCTTCTGGTTGTTTCTTTTCAACAATAAGAACTCCCTTATCAATTAATTCTTTAAAAACAGATTCTATAATATTATTCATGTTGGTTCCCAGCACTTCCTAATGCAGACAGCATACTTGTTAATTCCTGAATTGATTTGGTAGTCTCTTGTGTTTCAGTTAAAAGGCTCTTTTCTTTTGATTGTTCTGGGACCTCTTCATTCGTTCCCTGATTTTCCAAAGCTTCTATTAAGCCACTAATGAAACCAAACTCCTCTTCTATTTCAGAATAGACAGCAGCTAAAGCGTCCTTATAAATAGTAAGGATCTTATTGATTTCCTTTAAAGACTTTTTTTCAAGATAAGCTGACTTGAGTCTCTTGTGTAGAGACTCTAAATCATTTCTATTATAGACGCGAGAATACTTTTGATAAAGTATTTCCTGAGCATCTTCTAACTCTGCGGTGAATGTATACTGAATCTTCATGCCACCTCCAACACTGCGTGTCCTGTTGTTAAGATAGCAAACGAAACAGAGATTGCATTCTTTAAGGCTGAAATGGTTACGAGTACAGGATCGATGATTCCTTCGTCATACATGTTAACCACTTCACCAGAAGCCATGTTATAACCTTTGCCCTTCTTTAGCTTGAGACATTTTTCTACAACAACATCGGGCTTTAAGCCAGCGTTGGTTGCGATTTGCTGTATTGGCTCTAAGATTGCATCGAATACCAAGTTATATCCAAGACCTTCGTCACCATCAATTCTACGCTTCTTGACGCCTCTGTGAGCCGTTACGAACGCCATACCACCTCCCATGTGGAAACCGGACTTAGTGGCGCTTAGAACGGCTTCTAGGGCGTCTTCTACACGATGTCTGCGCTCGATCATCTCAATCTCTGTGGCACCACCAACCTTTAGAATAGCAACTCCTGAAGCTAAACGATTAATCCTCTGTTGCATACGCTGGCACTCTTGCATGTTTTCTTCTTCTTTAATGCGAAGTCGCAAGTCTTCTAGTCTTGCCTCAAGCAATTCATAGTTTGTGCTATCACTGATAATTGTGCTAGTTAGCTTTTTTGATTCAATCTTATTGAAACGACCAAAGTGTTCTAATTTAAAATCGCTGAACGCAATACCTGATTCTCTTGAAAGAAACTTTCCTCCTGTTACAATAGCTAAATCATCAAGAAAGTCTCTACGTTGCTCGCCATAGAATGGAGCTTTGATGGCTACGATCTTCATGCTGCCTCGCATTGTATTCATAATCAACGCAGCCAATAACTGACCTTCGATTTCTTCAGCAACAATAACAAGTGGCTTGCTCTCTCTTGCGGCTAGCTCCAATACTGGAAGCATCTCTTCTACTTTATCTAGCTTATGATCTGTGATGAAAACCAAGCCGTCTTCATAGCTTACAACCTTTCTGCGCTCATCTGTTACAAAAGCCCCAGCAGCGTAGCCAGCAGGGAAAGTGAAGCCTTCTACCACGTCTAATGTGGTGTCTACTGATTTAGATTCTTCAATATTGATTACGCCATCAAAACCAACTTTCTCAACTGCTGTCTTAATAAGATCACTAACTAATTCATCTCCATTACTAGAAATCTTTGCAATGTGTTTTACATCATCTAATGATTGCACCTTTTTTGAATTATCGCGCATGTAATCTGAAATGTCTTTTAGAGCATGATTCATGCCTGTAAACAAATCATTAGACGAAACACCAACATCAATAAACTTTTGTGCCTTATTGACAATGGCTTTTGTTAATATGGTTGATGTGGTTGTGCCATCGCCCGCTTCCTCTGCTGTCTTTGCAGAAGCTTCTTTAATAATTTCACAAGCTACGTTCTCATACTCATTCTCAAAAGAAAGAAACTTTGCAATTGTTACTCCATCCTTTGTAATGATTGGCTTGCCGCCAGCTTGCTTTAAAATAATATTCTTACCCTTCGGACCAAGGGTCTTTCCTACAATATTGGCTGTTTTATTTACACCGGATACTAAATCCTTAATAAGTTCATCGCCGCCTAAATTGATTTTCGTCATGTTAACCTCACTTTTTAAAATGGCGTACATATATTATAAAACCCACCAAGACATTTGTCAAGGTGGGTTTTGTATTTTTTTAACTTTTTTTATTAGTTATTGCTTTTTTCTTTTAGAAGTCGAGCAGCTACACGCTTAGCGATTCTATTAACCATGGCTTCTTGTAGATCCTCTTGGCTCTCCTCAAGTTCCATTTCCTCTTCGCCTTCGCCTTCTTCTGGTGCCTCTTCGCCTTCACCTTCCTCTGGCTCTGGCTCTTCTTCGGTTGGCTCTTCCATTTCTGGCTCTTCCATCTCTGGCTCTTCCATCTCTGGCTCTTCTTCAGCACCGACAGCCATTCTTAGCTTGCTTAGGAGCATTTCAAGAGTATCAATAATCTTTTCGGCTTCTTCTGAGGACATGGCTAGCTCACCCATATCTTCCTCTTCCTCGCCTCTCTCTTCCTCTTCTTCTTCAAAAAGATCGAGTTCTTCTAGAGCTACTTCTTCTTCCATCTTTGGCATTTCTAGCTCGTCCATCTCTTTCTCTTCCATTGAGCGGTAAGCAGCCATCTCTTCCATTTCCATTTCGTCCATGGGGCGGTCGCGCTTTTCTTCTAGCTCCTCAGTGAAGTTCTCGGTTAGGAACTGCTTTGATTTAGAAGCATCAATCTTTGCGAGCTTCATGAATTTTTCTACTGTTGATTCTTCTAATAGTTTCTTATTTGACATTTCTTTAATACTCCTTTTCTAAAGCTGTCTGAAATAAATAGTATGTTTGACTACATTATTCTATAATAGATGTTTTTCTTTCATATTTAAGGACTTTCTTGGCTTGACCAATTTTTTCTAAAAGCTGAAGCCAGTCCTTTAATTCTTTTTTATCCTGCACTTCAACGTACAAAGTTTTCTTTTCGGAGTTGCCATCAATAAATTCTATCTTATATCTCAACATAATTAACTCCTTTTAATAACTATAGCTTAACTTTAGTTTTTAACTTTTTTAAAGCTTTATCTTGTATCTGCTTTATTCTAACGTGTGAAACCCCAAGTCTTTCCCCTACTTGCTGTAGAGTTAGCTTGCCATGTTTCTTTACAGAGACGTTAATGCAATTACAATCTTCTTTATAATTTATCCACAGTTTGCAACCTTCACAGGGACAAACCTCAGATTCTTTTTTTAAGATTTTTTCACAATCAATCATCATCCATCTCCAGAACATCATAGAGGTCTTGGATCTCCATTTTATCTAAATTGATTTCGTTTTTCACTTTTTCTCCCTTCTCTATTAATTTTAAAGTTTTAGTTCTTCTTTGCTTGTTTTCTAACTTTAGATCTTCTTTTATTTTTAAAACAATCTTGGCTACATCAACATCATTGTTTAAATAATATTCAAATACTTTTTTAACTAATATTGATGTTTTTAAATTGTCGTAAGCCAATCTTGCCTTTACCATCTTGTAAAGATCAGGATTCAACTTTACTTGTATAAGATCTCTCTCAATCACAAGAGCCTCACATGTGCTGAACTCTCTGTGTTGCTGGCGCTACTCTGTTGTAACCATTGAGCTTTCGCTTGTAGTTCCTTTACTGAACGAGCGCCTGAATAAGATAGACCCGAACGAATGCCTCGCTCTAGTCCCTTAACAACATCAGCGAGTTTGCCTCGGTATGGAACTGAAGATGAAATACCCTCACAAGAGGATACTCTGCCTCTCCAATCTCTTTGAGCAGCAGCAGATGCCATTCCTCTATAAGTCTTTCTTAGTTCACCAGCCTCTGTTTTGAAGACGGTGCCGGGGGAACAATCTGTTCCTGCAAGGAGAGATCCCAACATAACAGCATCAGCCCCAGCAGCAAAAGCCTTAACAATATCACCCGAGTTTTTAATACCGCCATCTGCAATGATTTTTGCATCTCGGTCTGATTTGGCGCATTGGAATATTGTTTCAAGCCCCGGTACACCATGTCCCGTTTGTATTCTTGTAGTACAAATACTGCCACCTCCAATATTACATCTAATACTATCAGCGCCCCAATCAGCCAAATCATTAAAACCCTCCAAGGTTGCTACGTTTCCTGCCATAATGTGAATTTTTTTACCGACCGCTTTTCTAATTTTCTTAATCGCCTTCTTCATTAAAACGTGATGACCGTGTGCAACATCAATACAAATAACCTTTGCTCCCGCAGCAACAGCAGAAACAGCGCGGTCCATAAAATCGCCACTAACTCCAACAGCAGCACCAACTAAAGCTTCTCCACCAAGAGAGGCAATCATGGCAGACTGTTCTTCAATTGAATTATAACGATGAATAATTGAGATTCCACCCAACTCTCCAAGAGATCCAGCCATGTTTGCTTCACTGACTGTATCCATGGGAGAGGCGATGATTGGTAAACCCAACTTAACTCCCCTTCCAAATTTGGTAGCTAGTGAAACCTCTGATCTTGATTTGATATCGCTGTATTGTGGAACAAGCAAGACATCATCATAAGTTAAGCCTTTTTTCATTATTTTACCTTCTTATTAATATAATCAATTATATCAGATTTTCTATAACCTGTCAAGTCATCTGGGTTATCATATGGAAAAGGAACCTCTGAATACTTTCCATCATGAAACAAGAATATTGTTGGGACGCCATCAAAATCCAAACGCTTTGTTAAACCCTCTTCCTTGTTTACATCAACCTTATAAAAGCTTACATTGTCATATTGTTCAGAAATATTTTCATAAATTGGTGACAACCCATGACACAACGGACAAGCATCAGAATAAAATTTAACTAAGCAAGTTTCACCTTTAACAATTATGTTCTTTTTAAATTTTTTTAAATTTAATTCTTCTACCATTTTAATTCCCCGTAGATCCTAATGCGCCATCTCCTCGATTAGAAATGGTAACTGGCTCTACATACAAATCACGCTCAACCTCTCTAACTCTAAACGAAACCACTGGAGTTAGAACAACTTGTGCAATCTTATCGTCAGGATAGATAACCTGATCAACAGTGCCGATGTTGTGAAGGTTAATGAAAACTTCTCCATCATAGCCTGAATCTACCACACAAGCACCCACAATCAAGCTTCGTTTTGCTGCCATTCCAGATCGGTTCTTAACCTCTAACATATATCCATGAGGCACCTCAAACTTTAGACCAGTCTTAAACAACTTGCTTTGCCCCGGCTTAAGTCTTTGTACTAACGGCTCATCAGGGCAAAAGAAGACATCTGCTCCTGCATCTGATGGGTTCGCTCGTGATGGCAAGCGTGCATTCTCTCTTGTCTTTTTAACTTCAATAATCATTATAATCCCCTTAATCTTTTAATATTTTTACTAAATGCTCTCACACTAAATCCCCATGTATCAGAGTGGTCGAGCTTGCCCATGTATAAAGTGTTTGCGTAAGCCACATCAACATTTGGATTTACACCCCAACACTTAATATCATAAGCATTACAATCTCTATCGATTGTTTTCATGATCCAATATGTTTTACCATTTTTAGTCTTTTTTGTCAAGACTTCTTTTAAAATAAACCAGCAAACTTTAAGATTTTTATCATACTCGCCAATCGGTGGAACTTTGTTTTGCTTAAGCTTTTTCAGAACAGAGTCAGAAACAACCTCTGCCACGGGATAAATGCCTGTAAGATTCGTTAAGAATTCCATCTTTTCTTCTTTTGTAAAGTCGCCTTCTGGCTTGTATGTCTCGATATTGACCAGAAGATCTTTTTCTTTCTTTGGACGATCAACAGCGACAGCAGACCAGAAGTGCTTCAACCCTGTAAAGCGGTCATCCACTAAAGATTCCATTGCGCCTGAACGTGCTAGAACATCAAGAGCTTTCTTATTTAGCTTTGAATAAACAATGTCCTCGTTAAACAAAAGCTCTTCTACATTATTAAATGGGCGATGTTGCAAGATCTGCTCAACTGCTTTATCTCCAAGACCTTTGATAGAAGTCAGCGGCTGAATAAGAGTTTTCTTCTCTGTGCCAATCTCCCAAACTTGTCCAGACTCATTAATATCAGGGCGTTTTACTCGATACCCAAGGCTACGCACAATGTTGATAGCCCGCTCTTTTCGTCCCTCGGGTTCTTTATCGAGGAAGGCTGCAAGCCATTCAGTGGGATAGTAAGTAAGAAGATGGGCACACTGATAGCTAAGAATGCTGTAGCTAACAGCGTGGGACTTATTAAAACCATATCCTGAGAAATATTCAAATGTTTGCCATAGTTTCTGGGCATCCTCTTTACTAATTCGTTTTTCAACGCAGCCTTCAATAAACTTTTTGTGGATAGCTTCTTTCTTTTCATGTCCTTTCCCTGTTCCTTTCTTAGTTAATAGTTTACGAAGCATGTTGCCTTCGTCAAGCGAGAGGTCTTTGCCCAGTTTGTGAGCCAACAAAGCAATTTGCTCTTGGAAAATAAGGAAGCCGTGAGTTTCCTTCGTGACTTCTTTTACCAATGGGTGTATATACTTGACACCTTTTGGGTTTCTCTTCGCAGCTACATAGTGATTATGCACCTTTGCCGACAATGGACCGGGACGATAAATCGAAGTAATCGCTGAAATATCAATGATTGATTCAGGCTTAGCCTTCTTACAAAAACCTTGTGCGCCTTTCTCTGTAAACTGAAACACTCCAGCCCACTTGCCACGGTGAAACACATTCTTGTAAACCTTTTGGTCATCAAGGTTCAAGACATTTGGATCCAAGTTTTCATCATACCATTTCTTAACATCATCAAACGTGGGGTTCTCAACTCCGTGATGTCGTTTCAGAATGTGACTAATCGCACCTTCAACCATTCGCAGAGAAGCCAAGCCTAGAATATCAAACTTAATAAAGCCAAGTGGTTCTAAGTGCCTGACATTCTGCCCTTCTGACCATGGGGTTTGTTGAACACCGCCTGAGTTAATCAGCGGCATATGATTGTTCAATCCGTCAGCAATAACCACACCGCCAGCGTGACGACTGATAGATCGTACCTGACCGTAAAGATTGTCAACGTGTGTAGCGATGTGCGGATACTTGTTAAGAAATTGTTTAAGTGTTGCACTGTATTCTTTTACCTCTTCAAATGTTGGAGCGTAAACTCCTGCTGTAATTCCGTGAGCTTTCTTAGCAATCGGCGTTGCTTCTTTAATCATAACAGAAGTTACTTTATTAACCTCACTAAAATCAACTCCATAGAACTTTGAGATGTCCTTAATCAAGGAACGAAGCT